ACATCTATGAGTGTTACATCGTACCGGAGGCAGCAAAGGAAAAGGGCGTTTACCATCTGCATTTCACGATGGACGATAACTTGTCTTTGCACCCGGACATCAAAGCTGGGTATAAGCGGGCGTGGCCAGCAGGGAGCGTGTTTTATAAGCGTTTTGTACTGGGCCTCTGGGTGTCGGCTGACGGCCTGATTTATCAGCAGTTTGCTGACAACGTGAGAGATTACCTTGTCAGCTCGGAATGGCTGGATGATAACCAAATCATGTATGCAGTAATCGGCGTTGACTTTGGTGGTACGAAGTCAGCGCATTCTTTTACCCTGACGGGGTTTACGAAGGGCTTTAAACAGGTGGTTGTCCTGGACGAGTATTATCGCAAGAAGCGGATCAACCCAAAGCAGCTACAGGATGACTTTGTGGACTTTGTAAGGCGTGCACAGAGTCGCTTCAAGGTCTATGAGGCATACTGTGACAGCGCAGAACAGACGCTGATCAGCGGATTGGAAATGGCCTGTATTCAGGCCCATGTGGCAATCGACATTAAGAACGCGATCAAAGGGCCAATCAATGACCGGATCGCCTTTTATAACAGCTTGATTGCACAAGGCCGTTGGAAGGTCATGAGGCATTGTAGTCATATTATCGAGGCGTTTGAGCAGGCGGTGTATGATGATAAGAGGCCACATCAGGACATCCGCCTGGATGACGGCCTGATGAACGTAGACAGCCTGGACAGCACGGAATACAGCACAGAGAGCGTACAGGAGGATATCCTGTATATCGCGGCATAGGAGGTGATGGCATGGGAGCCATACAGACGTATTTACAGAAAAAGCGGAAGTTCGGCGGCGTGTCAGACGCCACCTACAACCACATCGATGAGTGGTTGGCGTGGTACCAGAACAGTGTTCGCAAGTTCCATATCTACTGGATCTATGACGGAATCCAGAGCAAAAAGTGCGAACGGTACAAGCTTGGAATGGCCAAGAAGGTGTGCGAGGACTGGGCTAACCTGTTGCTGAATGAGAAGGTGGCGATCAAGGCCGGGACATTCGACAAGCGGCTGAAGGAGATTTTGGAGATCAACAATTTCCATGTGCGAGCCAATCAGCTGATTGAGATTGCCTATGCATTAGGGACCGGTGCCTTGGTAGAATACCGGGACGCTGCTGATCAGCCGATCATTGATTACATACGCGCCAACATGATTTATCCATTGTCTTGGGATAATGGCGATATTACCGAGTGTGCTTTCGGCTCCGTTAGGGCTGTGGATGAGAAAGAACGGATATACCTTCAGATCCACCGAAAAGGGATTCCGGGTGATGGTGAGAACCCGAATCTGTACTACATCGAAAATAAGTACCTGGATTCCGAAACGGGTGACGAGGTGGCGCTCCCGGAGGATATCGAAGGGATTGTGGCAACAGGGTATGACCGGCCGCTGTTCCAGATCATCACGCCGAACATTTGCAACAACGTGGATCTGGACAGCCCAATGGGGATATCGGTGTTCGCGAACGCTATCGACCAAGTCAAGGGCTGTGACCTTGTGTACGACAGCTACATGAACGAGTACGTTCTGGGCCGCAAGCGAATCCTGGTGCCGTATTCACAGGCGAAGATTCTGGCAGAGCAGGATGGAACCCGGCAGCCAGTATTCGACCCGAACGATTCCGTATATTTCGCGTTGCCAGGTGACCGCCAGGATGACATGAAACTGACGGAGGTTGACATGTCCATCCGGGCGGCAGATCACGAACAGGGGCTCAATAAGGCGCTGGATCTGATGTCCCTGAAATGTGGCATGGGAACCGGCCGGTATAAGTTTGAGAGCGGCGGGGTCAAGACAGCTACAGAGGTGATCAGCGATAAGTCCGACCTGTACCAGAACCTCCAGAAAAACAAAACGCCGGTGAAGGCCGCGCTGGTTGCAATGGTCAAGGCGCTGGCCTTCCTGGAAACGGGAGCCGACCAGCTGGAAGTCAACGTGGATTTTGATGATTCCATCATCGAGGATACGAATACCACCGTGGATCGGAACATCAAGCTCGTTCAGGGCGGCCTGCGGTCAAAACTAACAGCGATCATGGAGATTAATAAGTGCAGCGAGGCCGAGGCTAAAAAAGAGTTGGAGCGGATTGCGGAGGATGGCCAGATCACTGGCCAGGATATAGACTGGACCCAAGGTGACGAAGAAAAAGAGGATCATGAGGACAATCTGGAGCCAGATGAAGAAGATGAGGAGGCTGAGGCCTAATGAGCTTGTTGGACAATCAGAGAGCTGCTGAAGGCATAGACGACCTGTATATGGATCTGGAAGCGCGGCTTATGCAAAACATTGTCCGGCACATCCAGAATTATGACCAGCCGATCCCAACGGATGAATGGTTGTTGCAGAAGCTGGCTGAGATTGGCCGCCTTGACCGCGAAAATCTTCGGATTATCAGTGAGATGGCTGGAATCAGTAATACCGCAGCACAACGAATGCTTGAGGAGATGGCCGAGAAGGTCACGGCAGAATTGGAGCCTGGATTCCAGTATCTTTCCAGACAGGGAATTGTTGGTGAGGCCGTGACGGCTGCTAAAAGCAGAAACGTCAAGCAGGTGATGAAGAATCTGCGCAAACAGGCCAAGGATACATTGAATCTGTGCAACACCACGATGTTGTATAAGGCGCGGGAGGCATATAAGACGTTGGTGCAGCGTACGGCGGACCTGGCCGGTAAAGCTGTAAATCGCCAGGGATTCTTTGATACGCTTAATCAGAACGTTTCAGCTGCTGTCATTGGCGGCCAGTCCAGGGCTCAGGTGATCCGCCAGTGTATTCGGGAATTTAACGCAAAGGGGATTCCTGCTTTTGTGGATCGCCGCGGCCGGGAATGGACACCGGAAGCTTATGTCAACATGGCAATGCGGACAACCTCAGGCAGCGTAGCAAGCCAGGTCCAGATGGCCCGCTGCGAGGATTACGGTATCGACCTGGTGGAGGTTGACAGCCATTCCGGCGCCCGGCCAAAGTGCGCCAGGGACCAGGGGAAGATATTTGACAGGGCCAACAAGTCCAGCAAATATCCGCACTGGAATACATCCAGCTATGGGGAACCGGACGGCCTCCTGGGAATTAATTGTGGACACCACATCTACCCATATATCGAAGGTGTGTCGATCCGGCGGTATTTTCCCACGGAGGACCTGGAGGAAAACGACAAGCTGTATCAGCAGGTACAAGTTCAGCGTGGTCTGGAGCGGGCCGTGAGAAAACAGAAAAGGGAGTGTATGCTATATGATGAGCTGGGAGACAAGGAGGCATTTGAACAGGCCGCCGTGAAACTAAAGGGGAAGGAGGCACAGCTAAAACAGTATGTTGCTGGAAATGATCAGCTCCACCGTCGCCGTGATCGGGAACAGGTGGTAGGGTTCGACAAGCGGATCAGCGCAAATGCCGTTGCCGAGCGAAAGCGCGTTGCAAAAGAGGCCAGCATGATGTATGATACAGGTAACGAGGATGGGAACATCAAGGCATACTATCGGGACAAGCCGCTGAGAGACAAGATCCAATCGGCCGCAGTGAAAAAGGAATTGGAGCCCGGGCAGTATCGCAAACATGTACCTGGATCACATGAATATAAGCAGTATCAGGATAAGTACCGGAGGAAAGGCCAGTATGGTCCCAGTTATCTTACCATTGATGAGGCCACGACACAAGAGCTGGTAAATCAATATGCAGGAACGGGCATACTTACCAGACGTGCAGACGGTTCCTGGCTGAATGAAGAGGTTATTACGACACATTCAAAAAAGATCGGCGTTGCGGTTAATAACTTTACCGGACAGGAGGCAGACACTCAGATATTTAAGATCAAATATGGGAAGAATGGAACCCACGTTGTACCGGACTATCCCAGTAAGAAAGGAGCCAAAGCAAAGAAATGAAACAGTTTGGGGAATATCTCTACAAAGATATCAAAGTGACTTGCAAAGATGGCAAGGTATTCCAAGGCAGCGTAATGAGCTTTGGCGGGGCTGTCCAGGGGAAAGAAGATTATGGCGTGGAAGAGGACTATATCTCAGTGTACACAGGGGACGCGGATTACGTGCTGTTCCGGAGTGAAATTGAAAGCATAAAAGAATTGTGAGGGACCACTGACCATATGGCCGGTGGCTTTTTGCTGTGACAGCGGCAGCAGGGCGCAAGGGCGTCTTTTTTTGATGCTGGAAATTGCCGACGGGCGTTAAACGGTGAAAGGAGTATACAATGTATAAATTCATGAACAACCCTTATATGCATGGCCCCTATATGGAGGCTGACAAAGGCGGAGGAGCCGGCGGCTCCGGTGCAGATGACGGCGCAGATGACGCTGGTGGTGACGACCAGGACGATGACGAATCGGACGAAGGCGGAGGCGAGCAGGATGAAAAGAAGTATTCTCAGAAGGACATCGATGAAGCAGTTAAAAAGCGGCTTGCGCGCGAAAAACGGAAATGGCAGCGTGAACAGCAGAAGGGCGGATCTGCTGGTGGATTCGATAAAGAGGATAAGCCTCAGGACGATGCCGGGGACTCCGAAGCTGATAAAAAAGCCAGAGCGGCTGAAGAAAAGGCGGCAGCCTTGGAAATGAAATGGACCTGCCTGGAACATGACGTCAAGAAGGATTGCGTGGATGATGTCTTGGCCCTTGCCAAAGTGCACATGGCGAAGGATGAAGATCTGGACATTGAGGACGCGATTGACAAAGTGCTGAAGAAATACCCGCAGTTTAAGGATGGATATGAGGAAGTCGATGACGAAGATGGGCAGGAAAAGAAGGGATGGGGGCAGCGCCATGGGAAGCCCCAGAAAAAAGCAACGACCGTGGAAGATGAGATCAGGAAACAGATGTTTGGAAAATAAGAAAGGATGATGTGAATTATGGCTATGTTTACTTTAGCTCAGGCAAAGAATTTAAGTCAGGATAAGCTGACCAGCTATGTGATTGATGAATTTAGAAAGTCCCCCCTGCTGGACGCGATGGTGTTTGACGACACTGTGAAGCCTCAGGGCGGGAACACAATGACTTACGTGTATAGCCGGGTAAAGACATTGGCAACAGCAGCCGGCAGAGCACTCAATGCGGAGTATACGCCCCAGCAGGCCGATACCGAACAGGTAAAGGTTGACTTAAAGGTGTTCGGTGGTTCCTTCCAGATCGATCGGGTAATTGCCAATTACGAGAAGCAGGTGCTGGACCTGGTACAGTTCCAGCTGCAGCAGAAGACCACAGCGGTGAGATCGCTGTTCCAGGACTGGATGATCAATGGTGATTCCGCAGTTAGTGCGGTAGCGTTTGATGGACTGGCGAAGATCCTGAAAGGAACCAGCACGGAAGTTACCCTTGAAAGCGCGGCACTCCTGGATCTGTCCAGTGCGGTAAAGGTAAAAGAAAACTGGCAGTCCTTCCTTTACGAATTGAGGCAGGTTGAGAAGCTGCTTGACGGTGAGCCTGGTGTGATCCTGGTAAACAATGACCTGTTCGCGGTTTTCCAGTCGGTGGCAGACCTGTCCACTCAGTTCCAGCAGACAAAGAATGAAGTGGGAACGCAGATTGTGAAGTATGGCAATGCGACGATCATGAAGATGGGCGATAAGCCGGGAACATCAACCTCGATTATCCCGACAGACGCTACTACAGGAACTACAGACATGTATCTGTTCAGGATCGGTCTGGATGCTGTCCACGGTGTAACGCCGGAGGGCACAAAGGAGCCGAAGATCTATCTGCCGGATATGACCCGGCCGGGAGCCGTCAAGACCGGTGAGGTGGAGATGGTGGCTGCAATAGCCGTCAAGGCGACCAGATCCGCGGCAGTGCTGCATGGTATCCAGGTGGCGCCAGCTGCACCGACGGCATAAGGGAGGAGGCGGCTCAATGCCGTATGTAGACGAGGCATATTATAACGACACGTTCCATGGGGAGCCGGTGAATACCACCGACTTCCCTTCTTTATGCCTGCGGGCGGAAGAAATCGTGGAAGAGATGACAAGATACCGCCTGACACCCACATCATATCTTACCATGCCGGGGGATATGCAGGAGCGCGTGAAGAAGGCGG